CCAAACTTAAAAAAAATTCAAATGAAAAAATTCAAAATTTATTTTATTGCTATCGCAGCAATCATGTTGTTTAGCACAAACTCTTTTTCTCAGGAAAAAACAGAAAGAAGAGAAGCCAGGGAAAAAGCAATTATTTTTTTTATGAACTTATATAATTGCGGAATACCACTTGTAGGCATTGAAAACCCAATAGGGGTAATGAGTAGCAGGTTTAGAAAACCAGATCAGGTTTTACAACCTTGGATGTTTGGACACGGAGAAACTAAAGCTACCTGTTTATGGCTAAAAAATTTATCTAAATTAAAGCCGACTAATATAGTGGATGGGAGAGAGCAAAGATTACACAGACTCCCAAAAACAAAAGATAGGGCTAAATTAAGATCAAAAACATTTCCAGGCATAGCAAAGGCAATGGCTGATCAATGGGGAATAACTAAATCAAATATTTATCAATTAGATTTGTTTTCATGACTGAGCTTCAAAGAGCAAAAGACAAAGCCGACAAGTATTTCAGTTTATACGTCCGGCAAAGAGATGCAGTAAATGGTATAGTCAAATGTTGTACTTGTGGTCAATGGCATCACTGGAAACAGATGGATGCTGGACATTTTATGTCAAGACGTTATGAGGCCACAAGATTTGATGAAATGAATACTGGGCCTCAGTGCCGCGCAGATAATCGCTATAATCAGGGGAGGCAATTCGAAATGAGCAAATACCTTGATAAGAAGTACGGATTTGGAACAGCCTCTAAAATGGAAATGAAATCAAAGATGTTTTGCAAGAGAGATCGGTTTGATTACGAGCACATTGCAGATACTTTTAAAAATAAACTTACATCACTATTGAATAACTAAAATATTTTATTATATTTGTACTTTAATAACTTAAACAAGTAAAAATGGAAAACACAAAAACTAAAATTAGTGAAGAAATTACAATTGTACTACCTGGAAAGTACGGAATAAGCAAAACAAGTTCGGATGCATTACTTAAAGATTGTTTAGAAATAACTAAGAATTTCGCAAAATTGGAATTCGACTATAATGAAATAATTAATGCTAAAGAAAATAGTTTAGAACTATCCAGTCAATCAAAATCATTAAGGAATAAGTATGTAAAAATTCGCACCGGTTATGATCGTGCGATAGTTTCATCAAAAGAGAAGGCGCAAAAAGAAGTAAATGCACATAACGAACTCAGGCGGGATGTCAAAGAAGAAGTGACAAAAAGAGAAGATGCATTGAGGGATAAAGAATTGCATTTCGAGAAAATTGAAGAGGCCAAACGGGAAAAAGTAAGACAGGAAAGAAATACTATTTTAGAAAAATATGAAGCTGTTTATGGAATGGGTGATATTTCATTGATGACTGATGATGTTTGGAAGCATTTTATAAATGGTGTTAAGGCTGAATTTGAAGCAAAAAAAGAGGCTGAAAAGAAAGCCGAAGCGGAAAGGATAGCTAAAATTGAAGCTGATAGAATTGAGCAAGAGCGTATTAGCAAGGAAAATGAACAGCTAAAAAAAGAAGCTGAGATTGAAAGAAAAAGATTGCTAAAAATTGAGAAGGAACGAAAGGTAAAAGAGGAAAAAGAGCGTAAGATTAGAGAAGAAAAGCAAAGAAAAGAGCGCGAACAATTTGAAGCTAAACTAAAAAAAGAGCGCGAAGAAAAAGCAAGAATTGAAAAAGTAGAACGAGAGAAGCGCAAAAAACTTGAAGCTGAATTGAAAGCAAAGCAAGAGGTCGAGCAGAGAGAAAAAGACAGGATAGCAGCCGAAGAAAAAGAAAAATTCGAAGAATCCGAGCGGCTTAGACTTTCACCTATCAAAGATCAATTGAAAGTCTGGATTAAAGAAACAGAAATTGCTGATCCAACAAATGCAGAAATGAGTCCAGAGGTTTTTGAGAAGGTTGAGGAAATAATAATTAAGTTCAACAGTTTCAAGATTTGGGCAAATAAAGAAATCGAAAAACTAAAATGAAAACTCAAAATCAGCACATTCTATCATGGCTTGAATCAGGTAAGTCAATTAATGCAATTCAGGCATTGAATCATTTCGGGGTATTTAGACTATCTGCAAGAATTGCAAACTTGAAAGATCAAGGATTCAAAATTGAAACTAAGGTCATTAGGAGGAATAATAAAAATGTTGCTGATTATAAATTGAAATAAACGACTTCTAAGCGTCTATAATTCTTTTTAACTAATCTACCATGAAAGAAAAGAAAGCGAAACACAGGTACATTAAACTGCCAAATAAAGCAAATAAACACGTTCCTTTTGAATGGCAGGGGAAGACTAAAGAAAGCATTGAGGGTTCTTATAAAATTGTATTTGTTTTAGGACTGCTTTTTGTCTCTTGGATTTGCGCTTACGGACTTTATAAATTAATACAATGGTTGTTAATCCAGTTTTAGACAAAGAGAAGTTTTTATTTTTAGTTGAGTCTATCAAAAATCATGATGGCCCGGTAAAAATCGAGAAGGTAAAAAAGCGAAGGACCACGAGCCAAAACAGTTATTTACATATTCTTATCACAGTATTTGCAATCGAGATCGGAAACACGTTAGAAGAAATGAAAACCGATCTTAAACGAGATTGTGAATTTATGAGATACGAGAAAAATGACAATTGGTATCTCAGGCGGTCATCAGATTTGAACACAAAAGAAATGACTGATTGGATTGATTGGATAAGAAACAAAGCAGGAATTGAAGGATTTTATCTGCCTACACCGGATGATTATCATAGGAATTGGACGGCAATTGAACGGGAAATCGAAAGCCATAAACATTATTTATAATGGAAGAAAATGCAGAATTTATAGCACAATTTATAATGTTAGTTTATTTAGTTATTACGCTAATAATATGCCTCGTTTTTGATTACGAACCAATAAAGGCAGCTTTTTGGATATTATTTCCTGTTATATTCATAATGACATGGATATCAACAGCAATTAAACAATTAAAAGAATAATTTGTATATTTGAAGTACATGGTTATCAATAATGATATTGTCAAAAGCAGAAATTCAGTATTTCACGATACTAAAAGCAAAAGGAAAATTAAAGACAAAGCCTAAAAGCGATTTTAAAAAGGCAGCGGATTTTCTGTCTGCAAAGCTGCCAATTATGAAAAATTAATTGTATATTTACAGCGGGCTTAGATTGGTTTGATCACCAATTGAAAGCGGAAGCGATTACCGCCGCCCATCTTTTTTAATCGCACCATTAAAATAATCGCAAAATGAATTACAAAGATTTTTTAAAACAAAAAGTAAAAAGACACATCCTTTCAGGTTTTGACATTGAAGAAAAAGAACTCAATAAAAATCTATTTGACTTCCAAAAGTTTACAGTAAAGAGAGCATTAAAAGCTGGCAAGTATGCCATTTTTGCTGATACAGGGCAAGGAAAAACACCTATGCAATTAGACATTGCTCACCATGTCACATTAAAAACAAATAAACCAGTTCTTATTTTGGCTCCGCTTGCGGTAACTGGGCAAACGATTGAAGAGGGAATCAAGTTTGACATCCACATTGAAAGGCTCAAATCTGATGTTTTTGGGCAAGGAATATTCATTACAAACTATGAACAAATAGACAATATAAATACTGATCAATTTGGATGTATTTGTTTGGATGAAAGTTCTATACTTAAAAATGAGACCGGGAAATATAGAAATATTCTGATTGAGAAGTTTAAAAACACACCTTATAAGTTTTGCTTTTCAGCAACTCCAAGTCCAAACGACCCAATGGAATTAGGCAATCATGCTGAATTTTTAGATGTAATGAGCTATAATGAAATGCTTGCCATGTATTTTGTGCACGATGCTTCCAATACTTCAAAATGGAGATTAAAGGGCCATGCAATAAGCAAGTTTTATGAATTTGTAAGTAATTGGGCCATAATGTATTCACATCCAAAAGACATAGGTTTTGAAAACAGCCAATTTGATCTTCCTGAACTTGAGGTAATTGAAGATCAAATAAAAACAGAAGTTCCTGAAGGCGTATTGTTTGGAGGATTGGCCGTTAATGCGACTGAATACAACCAAAGTCTTAGGGAAACTCAACAATTCAGGATTGATAAAAGCATTGAAATTGTAAGCCAAATTAATAAAGATCAGCCAATTATAATTTGGGCTAAACAAAATGAAGAGGCCAAATCAATCCATAAACAACTATCTGAAAAAGGATATGATTGCAGGAATGTTCAGGGATCTGATTCAATGGAGAAAAAGGAAACTGATTTACTTGGTTTTGCTCATGGTGATTTTCAAATATTAATCACTAAACAAGAAATAGCATCTAAAGGATTAAATTATCAACATTGCCACTATCAGATATTCAATTCAGTTGATTTCTCATTTGAAAAAGCATATCAGGCAATGAGAAGATCTTGGAGATATGGACAAAAAAACAAAGTTACTGTGTGGATGGTAACCACCGACAGGATGATAAACGTAGTTAAAACTCAACAGGATAAACAAAGGCAATTCGCAATAATGCAACAAAGAATGTCTATTGCTGTAAATAAGAATTTGAATAAACAAATAACAAATACAATGACAAAAACAGAAGATATAAAAACAAGTGATTATTGGGTAATGAAAGGCGATTGTGTTCAGCGAATAAAGGAAATCGATGAGAACTCAATGGATTTAATTTTATTTTCTCCTCCATTTGCGGATTTATATACATACTCAAATCACGTTGAGGACATGGGAAATGTGTCTGGTTACGATGAATTTGTAGAACAATTCAGATATTTAGTGAAAGAATTAAAGAGGGTAATAAAACCTGGCCGAATAATTGCAATTCATTGCATGGACCTACCAACATTAAAAAGCAGGGATGGATATATCGGAATACGCAGATTTAGCTCAATCATTGGGGATATGTTTGAGGAATTAGATATGTTTTTGCACTCTGAATTTACCATTTGGAAAGATCCGTTATTGGCCGCCGTAAGGACTAAAACTATTGGACTGGCTCATAAACAATTATTAAAAGATAGTTCAATTATTAGAGCAGGATTGCCAGATAGAGTATTATGTTTTAAAACGAAAGAAGATAATGAAACTCCAATACAAAAGGAATTATTATCCGCTTATGTTCCAATGCATGAACATGACAAATTTCCAACGTCTCCAAGTGGATTTAATGAGTATTGGGGATATGATCCAGTATCAAAATATGGCAGATTAGAACAATACTCACACCAAGTATGGCAACGGTATGCTTCCCCTGTTTGGATGGACATTGACCAAACTAATACACTCCAATGGTCAAAAGCAAGAGTAAAAGAAGATGAAAAACACATTTGCCCTCTGCAATTGGATGTTATAGAAAGAATTATTTTGCTGTATTCAAATAAAGGCGAAACTGTAATGTCTCCATTTGGGGGGATAGGATCAGAAGGATATCAGGCTTTAAAAATGGGTAGAAAGTCAATAAGTATTGAGTTAAAACAAAGCTACTTTGATGTTAATAAAAGGAATCATAATAACGCAAACGATTTAAAAAAACAACTATCATTCGCATGAAAAACATAGAAATAATAGCAAACGAAATTCAAACATCAAAAGAAAAGTACGGGAACTTCAATTCTACTCATGAAATCTATGGAGTATTAAAAGAGGAAGTAGATGAATTCTTTGATGTCGTAAAAACAGGTAATTACAAGAATGATGATGAAGAGAAATGGGTGAAAGTGGACCGGATGAAATCAGAATTAACTCAAATTGCAGCCATAGCATTAAGAGCTATTGATGAACTTGAACACTCTAAAATCAATTGGATATGAGCGGAGGACATAACCGAAAGCCTTTAATGTGGAACGGAATGTATTTTAAAAGCATATCAGCATTAGCAGAATTTGAAGGAATAAAACGTTGCGGAATGGCCTATGTTTTAAAATGGAACAAGCCATTTCACGGACATGAGATAATTTTTTTGTAAATTTGTTTAAACCTGAAATTATGCATGAGGTAAAGTGTATAAAACAATCTAAAAAAAGCGGACTGATGTTTATAAAAGATGAAATCTATTCCGTGGAGAAGTGCAAAACAATGTCGCTTCATAAATATGTAATTGTTTGCGGAAAGTTTACAAATGCACATAATCAGATAAAAAAACTAAAGAGGATATTTTTAGCAAGTATCTGTAAGGAGCACTTAGAGTATATTAAATGAGATAATTTTTTTGTAAATTTGTGCAAATGTCATATAATACTAAGAAATTATATAATCAAGCGTTAAAGGTTATTGATGAAGTTGAGCCTTATTGGATAGAACAATTAGTCGCACATATGCCATGTTCAAAACCTACATTTTATGACCATTTTAAACTTGATTCTAACGAATTTAACACCTTAAAAGGATTATTAGAGAATATTAGAATTAATGCTTGTTTAGCTCAAGACAAAAAATGGTCGGAATCAGATAACGCCACTTTGCAATTAGCACACAGAAAATTAATCGGTTCTGATGAAGACAGGCGCAAATTAAGCCAAACTTACACAGACGTTAAATTAGACGGTAAACAGAACATTATAATTCAGGATGGCACTGAACTTGAAGCACCGTGAACATAATAAAGCCTCATGAAAACCAAGTTAAAATTATCAAGGGCAAAAAGCGGTTCAATTATGTCAAATGTGGCCGTAGATGGGGTAAAACATTTTTTATCAATCAGTTATTAATCAAGGCATTTATCAATCAAACTAAATCAGGTAAGCCATTTACTCCGTATAAAATAGGCATTTGGTTTCCTACCTACAAAGATTTAGACCACGTTTGGATAAAGGCAAAAGCCGATTTCTATGACGCTATTGCATCGAAAAACGAATCCTTAAAACAGATATTCACAATAACAGGCGGGCAAATAGATTTTTGGTCAATGGAAAATCCTGATTCTGGTCGTGGATATGCTTACGACAGAGCCATTTTAGACGAATTTGCCAAAGCTCGAAAAAATAAAGAAGCATGGCAAAGCACTATAAGACCGACATTAACCGATAGAAAAGGTGATGCATGGATTTTTTCTACTCCAAAAGGAAAGCATAATTATTTCTATTCCTTACATGAGGACCACGAAAAGCACAAAGATTGGGCGTTTTTTGTATTTACCAGTTACGATAATCCTTACTTGGACCCGGATGAAATAGACGCTGCTAAAAACCAACTGGATAAGATTACTTTCCAACAGGAATACTTAGCAATGGACGTTGATTCAAATGAGAGTCCATTCCTTTATTCGCTCACAGAGAGCCATTACGGTACTACGCCTGAGATTGATCCTAATATACCTTTGTGGTTGAGTTTCGACTTTAACGTACTACCACAGACCTGCATAATAGCACAAACGCCGGACATGGAAACCGTACACGTAAAAGATATTATAAGACTCGACAATGCATCCATTTATAAGATGTGTGATCACATAAAGGTAAAATTTCCTTATTATTGGACGGTAACCGGAGACGCATCAGGCCGGGCAAGGTCTGGAACTAACAATCTAAGCTATTGGCAGATAATCAGAAAAGAGTTAAATTTAAGTGATAGCCAAATAAAAGTAAGGCCATCAAATATGAGCCATAGAAACAGTCAGGTAATATGTAATTCGGTTTTAGAGCATAAAAAGGTACTTATCAATAAGAAATTAATCGAGTTGATTGATGATCTTGAATACGCTTTTACGGACGAAAGCGGTAAGCTGGTTAAAACCACTGATAGAGGATTGCACTTTTTTGACGGATTTAGGTATTTGCTTGATGCTATATTTCCAAATGTATTGAAATTAAAATAGGATTAAATAAAGATTGGTCACAAACCTACAAGAGAGACTAAAATATATGGATTATTCTAAGATATGACACTACTTGAATTAATACTACTCGGATTTCTAATTATTTGGGGTGTATATGCTTCGATTAAAGAAGGCATGATCTTCGAGAGATATGGGAAGTTGATTTCTGTATTTCCTTCCTATTTGAGAAAACCATTAGGCACGTGTGCTACTTGTATGTCGAGTACTTTTGGAAGCATATTTTTCTGGACGGCGTATTTTTGCGGCTGGATTGATTATGATTCGATTATAGTTCTCTATATTTGTTTTGTTTTCGCGTTAGCGGGGGCGAATTACTTAATCTCAAATTATTGATGACATTTTTCACTCGGTTGATAGGTTTATTCATGAGGCCAAAAAATAACACGGCCATTCATAAGGAGTATAAGCGATTAATTGAGCGTGTTGCGGTTATAGACGGTCGCGATCTTTATGCGTTTGTTGAATTGGGTGACATGCCTCACAACAGATATAACAAATGCACTCGATTCAGATCAGAATTTAATATGCGTCTTGATAGGGATTTTTTGGACTTTTATATTGAAAATACAGAAAAGGCCATTGATAGCGGGAAAATGAGAAATGTAACCAATGCTTTATCTGAATTGAAAATGCGCAAGGAAATGCTTTATAGCGCAGCCGCAAGTTATCGGCTGGCCAGTTGTGTGTATTTTTGGGAGGATGAAGATTTAACGGATTACGATTTTGAGATAGGCGATGACAAGATTGAAAGATTCAAGAAAATAAAATTTGAGGATTTTTTTTTAAGCGAGCCGATGAACAAGTTCTTACCTCAAATGAATATATCAGTAGAAGATTTAAGGGTTTATTCGGAGTTCGAAAAAGAACTAAAAAAATTGACTTCGCAACAATTGAGCGACAAGAAAGAAAGTCTAAACAAAACGACTACATGATGGTTGTCAATGATCCTTTGAAATATGATTTAATTAGTAAATATTCTATTCTGGACTATTATTCTTACATTGAAATAGTCAGCGCCAATACCGCCAAGATGAACAAAGATGGCCAAAGCAAGAATAAAGTACGAGGTAGATAGCAAGGAACTTGACGCACTCCAAAAGCAATTAGCAAAAATCCAAAAACAGAACGAAGGTGTTGAGGATTCTTTCGAGGATGTCAACAAAGAAGTCAAAAAAACGGGTGGGGCATTAACGGATTTAAAAGGTGCTGTTGCTGGAATAGGATTAGCAGCACTTGCTACTCAGGCACTTGTTGAATTTGCTAAATTATCTAAAGAGATCAACAAGAACCGAAAAGAGACTGCATTACTTACGGGTGAAACAGGTAAGGCACTCGATTCTATTACGGCTAAAATCAGGGCCACTTCTCAGGTATTCGACAAGGAATATAACGAGGTTTTAAGATCAGCAAACGCAGTCAGCAAGCAGTTAGGCATCACAATGACCGAATCAATGGATGGCATTAATGACGCCATGTCCAGAGGTTTGGATATTAACGGTGAGTATCTTGAAACTATCCGGGAGTATTCGCCATTCATGAAGCAAGCCGGAATAGACTTCAACCAGTTTAACATCTTAATCCAAAAGCAACTTACAGACGGCGTATTTTCCGATAAAGGTATTGATGCAATCAAAGAAGCGGTTATTTCTATTCAGGAAATGACTCCGGCGACAAGGGACGCACTAAAAGCAGTCGGGTTAAATACTAATCAATTAATCAAGGACATTGAAAGCGGAGCCAAAACTTATTTTGAAGTAATTCAGGATGTTGGCAGGGCTTTGGAAGATGTGACCGATCCAAGGGTGAGAGGACAGGTATTAGCTGATGTATTTCGTGGAGCGGGTGAGGATGCCGGGGAATTTGCTTTAACACTTCATGAGGTGGGCACTGAATATGGAGCAGTTACAGAAGAACAACAAAAATATATTGATTCACAGGTAGCACTTATCACAGCAACAGAAGCAACTCAGACGGCTTTGGTATCATTAACGTCAAGCACTCAAAGTTTAGGCATTGCCACGGCTACACTATGGGAAAGGGTAAAAGCAGCCACACTAAGAGGCGTTGAACAAACTATAAATCTATTTCAGTCAGCAGAGGATCAAGTAGAATCGTTTCAAACCTCATTAACGGGGGCAGGGAAAGATACTTTAGGGACCGTATTCGATGACTTGATTAGGCAAAACAAGGAGTTAAATAAAGATTTAGCAAAATCAAATGAGATTATTGCGGCGGGCGGTCAATCACCGGCGCGTGAAATAATAATTGAGCAGTTAGCCGTTTTGGATCAAAAAATTCAGATCGTAAATAAGCAAATGACTGATTTGGCCATTGCCGAAAAGGATGAGGCAGGGGCGGCATTAATAGCAGCCGAAGCGGCTAAGAGATTGGCAGAAGCGAAGGAAGTACAAGCAGAGGCAACAGAACGGGCAGCGGTGGCACTAAGACAAGAAAAAAGCATCGCAGAATCAGCAACTTTAGGAGATATTGAAGGCAAGCCACTTGATTTAGAATCAAAAATAGTTGACGAAAAATTAAGTCTGGAAGAAAAACTCAAAGAGGACACTTTAAAAATCCGACAAGAGACAAGCGAAGCACAAGCCGAAATAGATGCAAGAGATTTAGAGCGACAACAGGAAAAAGCTGATGCCACAAAAGAAATAGTTTTTGCCGGATTGCAAGGTTTGGCTGAAATAACTTCTGGATTTGCTAATTTGAGGATTCAACAAATCAGTCAGGAATTAACGGCTTTGGAGTTTGCAAGAAATAGAGAATTAGAACTTGCAGAAGGAAACGCCGAAAAAGAGGCAGTAATAAACGCCAAATTTGATGCTCAAAAGCGGGAATTGCAAAAGAAGCAAGCCAATACCGAGAAGGCTAATGCTTTGTTCAGTATAGCGATTAATACAGCCATTGGGATAGCATCAGCCTTAAAGACTCCTTTATTGATACCAGTCATTGCAGCCATTGGAGCAGCACAGGCGGCACTTGTTTTGGCTCAACCAATACCGCAATTTGCAGAGGGAGTTTTACAGCTTGACGGCAAAGGAACGGGCACAAGTGATTCTATTCATGCCATGTTATCGAAAGGCGAGACAGTAATAACGGCTCAAAATACGAACGATTATTATCCTACTCTAAAAGCTATTCATAATAACGAGATTTCACCGGATGTACTAAATCAGATGGTATTAAATGGAGGCGCTCAACCGAATATCACCGTTAATGACTATGATAAATTAGCAAAAGCACTTTTAGAGAAGCCTGAAAAAAATGTTGTTATGGATGAAAATGGTTTTACTGGACATATTGTGAAAAAGGCACAATATCTCAGGTTAAAGCAATCAAAATATAAGATGTGATGACGAATACAGAGAAGTTGAAAGCACTTCATAATATGGTAAAGAAATTAAATGCCAGGGTCCAGTATTTATCTAATTTCATTAAAAATGATAAGAAGTTAGACCGAAAATTAAGAGATGAAGTAATGGATGTTGATAAAGAACTCGAATAATGCCTTTTAAATTCTACATACAAGATTTATATGATCGTACCGAGGTAGTTGAACCGAGAGATTGGAAGGATATAATTTCTGTTTTAAAAAGAGATTTCAATGTTCATGGCGTATTTTTCCAATATACCGATGGGAGCCTTAAATTAGGATTCTCATGTAGTGGTAAGGAACTACTCGAAGCCGCTTATCAGGCCGATGGTGCGGATGCATACTACCTATTTGAGGTCGAAGAGGCAGTCGATGAACATTCAGCGTATTCGGTTATCTTTTCCGGGGAAATGGATTTCAGTACCCGGAATTATAATGAAGATATGTTTGAAATCGAGGTAAATGAAATCAACAATCTTATCCGGTTAAAGAATCGATCCGGGCTAAAAATAAATCTTAATAAGGGAATTAGTTTGGACGGTGGTATTTTGGGAAACATGAATTATGATGATTCTATCATTTCATTAGCCACTAAAGAATTTAAGCAGTTAATCGTACTTAATGGAGGAGAAACTTTAGATTCGATTCAATCGGATGCCGTTACCACACAAACATTTTTATTCGGCAATATTGGATTTCTAACAACCGAAAGTGATGAATTAAGAAAATATAGCTCAATAAACAGCGAATTAAGTGCAGATCAGCAAACAGGTGCTTTTTTTATTGCCGAAGATGAAGGTGCTTTAGAAATTGCCTTTGATATTGATGTGGATATAAACATGACCGAGGATCAGGGGTCAGGAACTACTGTTTATACCGCAACTTTATTACTGGTTTATAGTAAGCCCGTCAAAGGCAATATAGGAACCTTATTAAGCAGCGAAACGATTGATACTGATGTGGATTCGGCAGCGTCTCCAAATAACAATACTTTGACATTAGCAAAAACAGATAGTGTTTATGCAATTGTTACACCGGGAACAGAACTAAGTCTTGAGTTGACTATCGAAATGACTACCACAGGGACGGCTCAAATGTCCGGGGTTTTAGATATCACCAAATTTGATTTTACAATTACTGATAAAATTGGACTTGCAGGAACGCAGTCTCAATGGCTTCATGTTCATGATGCTTTGAATAAGAATTTGAATTTCATAGTCAATGATTATAATTATCTCTATTCTGAATTATTGGGCGGTGATTTGCAAGGTTACTTAACTGATGGATGTTTTAGCCAGATGTTTATCACTAATGGATATCGAATACGGCAAATTGACGATGACAGCAAAACAATCCAATTTACGTTTAAAGATTTCATTGAAAACATAAACACAATTGGGGCGGTCGGTTATGGAATCGAAGAACTTGAAAGTCCGAAAGAATTAGGAGTTCATGATTTGTATTGGGTTGAAATAACTGGGGGAGTCGCAGAGGCCCGTATAATGGGTGCCAATTTGATATATGATATTTATGTCGGTAACAATATTGGTTTTTTTAACTCGGTTGAAATATACGGGTTTTACGAATTAACAGAAGTTACTTATAATCCAGCGTACACGACTATAAAATTTGACGTAACCAAAAACCCGAATTATTACGGTACTTTATTTGGTGATAATCCAGAGGAAGCGACTACTTATCCAGATGTTTTCATGGTTACTGATGAATCAACAGAAGTAAAAGAACGGTTACGAGTTGAAAAATGGGAACATTTCTATTCTGATAGCGAATTAATTGATTTAGGTATTGTTCAAGAGTTTTCAGAGGAACCTTTCGATGATGCATTATATAATGAACTCGGAATAAAGTTCAATAAATATTCAAATGATGAAGATAAACCGACCACTTTAGAGGAAATTCATACAGACTCAGGATGGGTTTTGCCAGTTGTAAAATTTGACAAAAAATTAGATTTGGCTATGTCGTGGATAGGCTCGACTTTCCTTTTTAATGATGTGAGGGATAAGATATTCAGCAAGAAACCAACAACGAGCAATTCACTGGACAATGATTTATTTTTCTGTGAAAAGGCCGAAAAAGAAGGAGTTTATACAGTTGATTTCTTTGTTTCAAATGATAAAATAAGGATGCCAGCCGATGCATACGAGAATGTTATAAATGGGTCTTCATTTTTCAATGTGAGCGGGGCAAATAATCCTTTAAATGACGGACAATATCAAATAGATACTTCGTTTGATGTAGTTTTCTTAATTAGTATCAATCAATACGATGTACCTGTTGTAAGTGTTGGCATCCAAGACTTGACAGATACCGTTACAATAACTCACCAGCACGTATTCCAGAAGTTTTTCAAACCTGAGTCAAACGACAAAGTAAGCACGACCGGAATAACACGACCGACTTACGTCATGAATCAAAGACGTACTATCAAGCGGTTTTTAATTCGGTGGGGGTCTTATATTAATTCTGTTTTAGCTTATTTAAGTTCCGGAACAATCAGAAATTTGTTTTTCTTGAATAATGGAGCTTTTACCTCTGATATTATAGATTACGAGCTTGATACCGAATGTTTAATGGGTGACAATACTTATATGCCGTTAGTCGAGGATGAAAATGTAAACATTGATACGCTCACTCAGGCGAAGTTTAAGCCGAATTTAATTTCAGGTACCACTCACATATGCGATGAAGATTTTAATCGCATTAAGGACGCTCACAAGAACAAATTAGCAGTAGCAGGTGTCCAGTTTGATGGATCACTTTACGGGACCATACCAGACACTGATGAATTCAAGGTCACAAAATATGGTTTTGAAATGTTATTCGATACGGGAGATTATACCAATATTGGAGGCGCGGCTGCTTTTGTGTTTGCATTGGGAGGCAGCTTTACAGCTAAAGAGGGCATTCACATACAATTTTATGAGCCTAATAATGCATTGAGGGTTTTTTATGGTTCTGATTTTAATACACCGGCAGCAATAGATTACGTATTTGAGCATAATACAAAATATAGAATCCGGTTTGAATCAATTGGAGGTAGCCAAGAAAGGGCATGGGTAAACAATGAGGAGGTAAATACGATTGGTGGAGTAGGTACCGTGAATTGGGGTACAAATGCATCTATATTTGGGACCGGAAGCCAATCCGGTGGCATTGGATATCCGAGTCAATGGTTTAATGGTATTCTTTATGAGTTTGAATATTATCAGATAAATTCATCTTACGAAAAGATTAGCTCACTAATAAAACTTGATATTGCAAACGGTACAAGTTCTGAAATACCGAATATTGCAACTGATGCACCGGCAAGCACCGAACTTTCAATGTCAGCAGCACCGGATTATTTAACAGGATTATCGGAAAGAAATTACGGATATATTACAATGACTTCACCTAATGGAAAGACAGTTTTAGGCTGGCTGATGGATATGAAGCGCAATCCAGTGGATAGGATTACCAAGATAAAATTACTTGAAAAGGCATGAGAGAACTACAAATAGTAGAATCAAAAAAGATAATTAAGATTGCTCGTTGGTTTTCTAAGTCTCATATAATTGGAACTCAATTCATGTACTGGCTATTTGCTGAAGACGTTCAACATTGGGAGGACCACCGGGATAATGACACAATATATTGGAGGCATGAAAACATTCATTTCATTCAACAAAAAGAATTGTTCTTTGTCGGATTTTGGTTTTTGTATGTATTGAATTATTTAATTAACTTATTTCGATTTAAATTTGAAAAGCGCAAAGCGTATAAAAGAATAGCATTCGAGCAAGAGGCTTATTATAACGATGGAAATACACGTTATTTAAGCAGTAGAAAAAAATTCAATTGGACTAAATGGATTACGTAAATCAGAATAATTTTTGCCGATGGATTTCTGACCTATCAGATGCAGAATGCTATTATGCAATGCCACTATACGAAGGTGATGACATAAGTATATTTGCAAACTTTGAACTTGACGATTATTTAGTGCCGTTTTCAGGGTTAAAATTAGGCTTATGGAATGAAGATTTAGGCATATATTTAGAAGATATTGCAACGTTAAACCAGATCGTTATAAGCGGTGATATTTATTCTGTTTACGCCGATACGTGGGTAGTGCCTGAATTAGCGCCTTTGAATTATAGATTTGTTCTTTATAACGGATCAGCGAATATATTTTACTATTCAAATACCTTCTCGAAGATCAATATAACAGGTCATACCGCAATTATTAAATATAATCATGTAGTTAATACGCTTGGTTATTTATATGAGGATGCACCTACGTTTTACAACCAATATAGGATTGATTTACGCATAGGCAGCCCGACATATAACGAAAATGTCAAAGGGTACGAGACTTACGAAGGCGATGTAATCAACGTGAAAAGCGATATTCAGAAATTGGTAAAATTTAGCACTCGATTTTTTGATGAAGGCACTCATGAGGCGTTTTTCTCAATGTTAGCTCATAGTGAGATTTTAATTGATGGAGTAGAATACAAGAAAAGTCAGGATAGCAGCTATGAAATTTCATGGCCGGATTCTGATTATAATAAAATAGCAAACGGGGAGGTCAATTTATTGAAAGTTGATTATTCAGCAGCAGTAAAAAGTTGTTAATCATGTTGCCAGAGATAGGAACGAAAGAATTCACTGAGTATTTAGAGTTAATTGCAAGAGCGAGCAAGCCAAAGCGACATAGGTTTTACGATGAAACCGTTGGACATATGAAAGAAATGGGCATTCATATGACAGGTGACAATCCAAAAAAACTACTTGATATCAAGAGGCCAAATGAATCTAAAGAGGCCAAGAAATACAGGCTTGAAGTCTATAAAGCCAAGACAAAAGCGGCTGGAAATAAAGCGGCTTCGACTATTAACAGGATTTATAACGAGCGGTTATATTCTATCGAGTACAAGCCGGAACCAACTCCGACAATCAAACCAGAGGACGGACTGAAAGATTACCTCACCACTGAAATGCCATTGTATGTCTCATTAATGAATTTTATTAAGACAGTTTTCACAAAAATGCACCTGAAAGATGCCAATGGTGCGGTATGTGTAAAACCTAACTCGTTTGATTTAGAGGACACTGAATATTACGATCCGGTTCCGGTTTTTTACACCTCCGAGGAACTTGTAGATTTTAAAGACGGCGAATATTTTGTTTTTCTGAGCAAAGAGGATATGATTTCAAAGCTCACTATTTATGATACTGAATATGTCCGCATTTTTGTCCGTAAAAAAGAAGGTGATGACTTTAAAATGTCATTAGAGGTAAAGCACGATTTCGGAATAGTGCCAGCCTTTAGAGTTCGTGGCGTTGTTATAGAAACTGAAAAGCCTCAATGGTTTGAATCGTTTATTGCAGGGGTTTTACCTCATTGGGATGATGCTGTTTGTATGTTTTCGGATTTACAGGCTGCAATAGTAAACCATTTATATCCTGAAAAGTGGGAATTTTCAATTGATTGCACAAATAAAGATTGTAGAAGTGGTCAGGTGCAAATCACTCAGGCCAATGGAACTTGTGCGGATATCGAATGTAGTACTTGTCATGGAACGGGAAAAATTTCCACTAAAAGTCCTTTCGATATTTACCAAGTGAACAGGGATGCACTTGTGCCAGACGCGCCGTTACCTACTCCGCCATTTGGATATGGAGAAAAGGAACTTGATTCAACTGAATTACTCGAAAAGTTGGCCGAAAAAGAAATTGATAAAGGATTTGCAGCTATCAATATGGACTTAGTGAATAAGGAACCAGAAAACCAGTCCGGGATAGCAAAGGTAATTGACAGGCAGGATTTAGACTCGTTTTTAGATGTTTATTCAAGCCATGTTTTCAATTATATAATTCCAAATATTATTTTGTTGATTATCCTTTGGCGATATGGGAAGGTACTCACTGAAAGCCAGATAAAAGAATATTTTCCAAGCATAAAAGAGCCTACTACATTCGATGTTTTCAGTATTTCACTTTTAACTCAGGAACTTGAAAGTCTGAAAGCGGCGGGAGTAAGTGGTAGTTTTGTTACTGGAATACAGAAGGACATTATTGAAAAGCGGTTCACGGATGAAGAAACCAAGGCATTTCATAAGACAATTATTGATGTGGACCCATTGGCTCATATGTCAAATGATGACCTGTTGGCAAGTGGCAGAGTGATTGCAGTTGAGGATTTAACAGTTCACGCTTTCGCTAAGGACTTAATCGAGCAAGCCATGACAACAGATGAAGAATTTTTAAACAGGCCACTAAGTGAGAAAAAAGAAATTATTCGCGGATTGGCTAAAGCTCGTAAATTGCCAGTAATCGAAGTAGATGAGCAAGGAGAGTGATAATATTAATGTCGTTGGTGATAAGATTGATCATGAAGTTGAAAGGTTCTTATCCGGTGTTGAGAAGTCTCAGAAGGGAATTTTCAATAGGACATTAGCTATTGTCAAAGAATTAGAAGCTAATCCAGATGGAAGCGTAAAGCAGACCATTAAAAATCTCAGGCTATTAACGCAGGTAAGGAAAGGAATCGAGCAGGAGGTAATTACTGATGCCTACAAATTAAGAGTCGATTCTTTAAGCAATCAATTTCCGGCGGTTGCTAAATTGAATAACGAGTATTATCAAGCCATTGAAGCGGCGTTCAATCCTAATCGAGAACTTTATAATCAGACG